TCTACTACCTTGACAATCTCCTTCTCAGCATCTGAAAAAGGTATATCAACGAAGTTACCAATCTTGAAATGTAGATTAACCCTATCAGCAAGATTAAGATCGTCAAGATCTTCATCAACAATGTTAAAGAAATCATCATCATTTAGTTCCTCATAACCGTGGTAGAAAGATTTTGCAAGTCCTGCATACTTGCGTTTCATCAATTTCTCTATTCTAACATCTTCTACGATATTTACAAATGAGGGTGGCATCTGAACTTCTTTAAACCAATCTCTATCAGGAGTAAAGAGTGCATGTCCTACTTCATGACCAACCAACATATCATATACAGTATTACTTGCCTTATCCCATAATGGTAATGTCAATACACGAGTACCCACATTAAACTCTGCAGTTTCACACTGCTTATGCTCTACTATAAGGTCTTCAGTAGCAAGGAGTTTTGCAAGTTGAGATTTAATTTCGTGCTGTAATGTCATCTGTCATTTGTTTTCGATATACCTATTATACTAAAAAAGCGTCCACTAGGACGCTTCTGTAGACACTTTATTAACTGTCTGCGTCTTTCTCTTGCAGAACGCAGGGCCTGTGGTTTAAGTTTTCGTTTGGCCTCCTTCTTGGAGTGGTGCTGCCAATTAGGTGTGTTCATTGGTCTTTTTAGTTACAACCCAGTCTATCACAGATCTAATTTCTTGGTTATACTTCCATACTTCTTTGAGCATATCAGCATTTACACCATTAGATTCCATCTGTACAATTAAGGAATTGATGTCCTTTGGAAAACAAGTTCCACCAAATCCCCTATCATTATCTATACCAGGAACTTTTGTATGAGATTTCCCAATCCTACTATCAGCAGTTACTCCATAACAAACATTCTTATAATTCATTCCAGTTGCTTCACAAAAATCATATATCTTATTGAAGTATGCTACCTTATAAGCCAAGAAAGTATTAGAAAAATATTTAATTGCTTCACTCTCATCTGAAGTAACAATCACACTTGGTACATCAGGAAAGAGAACTTCAAAGAATTCGATAAACTTTTCACATAATCCTTTATCACCACCAACTATATTTCTTTCAGAATTTTTAAAATCCTCTACAGCATTCCTTGCAGTAAGAAATTCTGGATTATGAATAACATTATATTTTTCTGAATATCTTCTAGTTGTACCAACGGGAACTGTTGACTTAATTATAAATGTACCTTCTATATCAGGATTGTCCCAAAACAATCCCTCAAAAAATTTATCAAGTATAGAAAGATCACATTCCCCACTCTCTTTCATAGGAGTAGGAAGACATACAAAAATAAAATCTTGGCTAAGAACCTCATCTAAAGTATTGAATGATCTATTTTGATCTACATCATATACCTTACATTTTACTCTATCTCGTAAGTTCTGAAATACAGCATTACCTACGAATCCATTTCCAATAATTCCTACCATTTACCAAGTGCTTCTACTGCTTCTGAAGATTTGTGTAACTGTTTAATAGCTTCTACAACTTCTGGGGTTTCATCCCAACTCCACTCCTGAGAGTGTTTAGGATTCTTTTTTTCTACTGTATGAGTCTTAATTGTCATGGACTAGCAAAGTCAAGTATGTTAATTGTAGGATGCCATCCCAATTTTGTCAACTCTGTTATATCAGCACAAGTTTCATCCCTCTCTCCTGGTGTATCTTCTTTAATTGGAAGGTGTCCCATTCCCATCTTCTCTGCCAACTCTAACACAGATACATTTCTACCAGTGCCTACATCAAGTACACCCCTAAACTTATCTGGCATTAAGAAACAAATTGCTCTTGCAATATCATGTACATGTATCCAATCCCTTCTATGCCTTGTAAGATACTTTGCTGTATTATCTTGAAGCATTCTATAAAGCATATCATCTCTACTACCTTGTTCTGCCCACACATTAAAGAATCTCATACCCACACTATTGGGTGGTGCTTGTATCTCATTTACCTTTTTGGTGATAGCATAGGGGTTTATCCACCACTCATGCACAGAAGATGAACTAGCATATAGAATACGAGTATTTGTCTGTCTACACCATTCAAATAATGGTTTTGCCTTTTCTACATTATTTTCCCAGAACACATCAGGATTATCAAGACTACCTCTAATGTTAGCAAATGCAGCAAGGTGAATTATTAATCCATAATCACCTCCTTTAAAATTTCCTTTAAAATTACTAATATCATCTGGAAAACTTAAACCTTCAACAGTATATCCAAGACTTCTTAAATGCTCAGAAACATGACTGCCAATAAAACCTTCATGGCCAGTTACTAAAATTTTCATAATTTTTTACTAAAACCTTTTACTTTATCAAATCTAATCACATTATCAAATTGATCAATAATGTCATCAGTTTTATGAGAAATCACAAATACATTTGCATCACTCACAACATATTTAATAATTTTCGTAAAATACTCTGTACCAAATCCATCCAAAGAACTATCAAAGATCTCATCAAGAATCAATAGATTAGTATTAGCAGAGTTCTTCATACGTGCTATCTCTCTCCATGTGAAAAGAAGTGAGAGATCAATCCTCATCTTCTCTCCTTCAGAGAATGATTCATAAACAAACTTATCATGTATGGGCGATTTTACAGTTTCCTTAAACTCCTCATCTAAAGAAAAATTGATATAGAAATCCATCAACTGCAGATACTTATTGACCTGCTGGTTCATTAACGGCAAATACCTTTTGATTATTTTAGACTTGACACCACCATCCTTCATCAAGGAATAAGCAAAATCATTGTATATGTTGTTTTCATTTTCCTTGGATTGATCTTTCTGGAGTGCTTCTAATTCTCCAACTAGTTTATCTAACGCATGTCTTTCAGTAGTTCTACTTTCTCGTTGTTCTCTAATTCTTTGAATTTCTTGTTCAATATCTCTGGTCTGATTTTGAAGTCCAGAAATCCTTGTGCTTGTTTTAGAAATTTCATGCGTTAGTTTGGATGCCTCCGAGGTAAACTCCTTGAATTGGTTTTCTCTTTCCTCTTCAAGTCTGATGGCTTCCTCTAATTCCTTGTAACCTTTTTCAAGTTCTTTGGCTTTAGATTTAGCATCATTAATCTTATCTATACGAAATGACTCTTCGATAGATTGAGTACAGGTAGGACAAACCGTATTGTCTGTGAAAAACTTATGCTCTTCAGTAATCGTTGATACCTTCTGAGATAATTTACCTCTCAAGTTACCTAACTTTCGTAACTTTTTGTTACTACCTGAAAACATTTCTACATCTTTATTGAGTACATTCAACTCATCACTCATCTCTTGTAACTCCCCTTCATATGCATTAATCTCTCCATTAATTTCTTCTAGTTTCTTTTTCTTTTCACTTATATCTTTCTTTCCAGTTGCTTCCAATTCTTCAATAAAAGTTTTTTGCATATCAATCTTCTCTTCTACAAGATTATTTCTAATAGAAAACTCTCTCAATCTTTCATTAGATCCTCTAATTCTTTCTCTAAGCATCAATCCCATGACGGAGAATATCTTAATATCCAAAAGATCTTCAATGACTTCTCTACGATTGGGTGCAGACAATTGCATAAAAGGTACAAACGATGCACTACCCAATACTACAATCTGTGTGAATGACTTATAGTTTAATTTTAATACCTGTTCCTCTAACCATTTTTGTTGATCAGTTGCTGCAGCCTTTTGATCTAATAACTTACCGTCTTTATAAATCTCAAATATATTTGGTTTAATTGCACGTATTACCTTCCATTCTGTTTTACTAACAGCAAATTCTATCTCAACAACACAATCCTTTTCATTAACAGTGTTAACTAATTGACCTTTACTTATCTTACGAAATGGTTTATTGAATAATGCAAAGGTAAGAGCATCCAATATGGTTGACTTTCCAGCACCATTAGTACCAATAATTAAATTGGTAGATGCATCTATAAGATCTATTTCGGTAAATTGATTCCCTGTAGAGAGAAAATTACGCCATCTTATTTTTTTGAATAAAATCATTCTCTCGTGGAGGGATCACAAAATCATCTTCACTAATGATGACATACCTATAATTATACACGTTACATGTCTTTATTGCAAGCTGGTCTTCAACCTCAACAACAGTCATAGGTGGATAATCTTCTGCTTCCAATAAACCACCATATCTAATTGCATCATCCTCTTCTTCAAACATATACAATGCTCTTTCTCCGTCTTGATCTGCAACGGCATAAGCACCTTCTTCTTCCTGTCCTCTAATAGTAAGGATAAACATTACTCGAACTCACAAGCCTCTCTATAAACGTCCTTCATAATGTCTTTCACTACTTCTTTATCTAAATCAAATTCGGACTCCTCAATATATTTATTTAAAAGTGTTAACGTATCTTCGCATTCATCGGAGGAAAACTCTACCTCTTCATCATCAATATTAAAATTTTCAACAACTTTAAGATCATAACACCCTGCTTTGTCAATTTTATCAATATACTTATCAAATTCTAATTGACTAGATTTTTTACGAACAATAACTTTTACAATTTTATCCTTTAAATGTCTAGCATCAAACATTTTGTAATTAGTATCTTCATAATATAATCTTTCAAAAATAACATATGGATTTTGAATAAACTCTAATTCATAACTTTCTGTATCAAATATATGAAAACCTCTTCTATCTCCAGCATCATTCCAATACATCTGATATGGATTACCTAAGTAAAATACCTTACCATCATTTGATCTAGTATGATAATGTCCAGAAAATACTACATCAAAATTTTTAAATGCAGATACATCTAATCCACTAAGAGCATGTGTCATTACCTGACCAGGAAATAATGCAAAACCATTTAATTCTAAATGACCAAATGCCGATCTTGATTTTGATTTTTTAAGTACTTCTACAGTTTCATCATAATTATCCTGACATATCCAAGGAAGAAGTAAAGTTTTAAAACCATCTATATCTACTTCTGTAGGGCCAGTATATCTAACAATATTATTATAAGATGCCAGTAAAGAATCTACTGCATTTACTTCATTCGTATTCTTATAATAAACATCATGATTGCCAACTATTGTATGAACTGTTGTCTTTAACTTTTTAAACTTATCATATACATGTTCCTTTGCCCAATTCAATGCCCAAAAATCTACACTCTTACGATTATCAAACGAATCTCCAAGATGAATTACATTCTTAATTTTTCTCTCCTTTAATGTAGGAAAGAAAATATCATCATAAAACTTCTGAAAATAATCATGAAAGATCTTACTCCCCTTACGAGCTCCGTAATGGGTATCAGTTATCAAGGCTATTTTCATTTTTTAGTAGTATTACTTCGTGTCCTGTTTATAATGCTGATGAATTTATCACCTGCATATGCACCGCCAAGGCAGACATCAATTTCGTCACCATCCATCCAATTAACATCACCATTCATTTTGGTATGATACATTGCTTCTTGAATTTTGTCAATAACTTCTTGAGTTAATTTCATGAATAAAGTTTCGATTGTATATTTTCTTTGATTGTATTATAGTCAGAAGCACTATAATCTCCATCTGCACTCATAACTTCATCAAAACCAGATCTTTCAATAATCTTTGCTCTTATATCCATCTGTCTTTTCTCTTTTTGAATTCTACGGAGGAAGGCATAATGTATAATTTGAGTAAAATATGCAAAAGGATTGGAAGACTTTTCTGGATTAAAATTCTTTATATACTGTACACAATTTTCTATACCATCACATATCATATCCTCTCGGAACATATAATTAACAAAGTTAGGTTTATATGATAAGTGTGTAGCAATCTTTAAGAAACACTCTCCAAGATAATTAGTGATACGAGGACGATCCTCTCCTGCTTCTTCTGCTGCTATACACTTATTTCTGTATATAACAATTGCTTCAAGAAACTCTTTGTTATTTACATAGTGTTCTGATTTACGTTTTCCTCTTGGCATTGCATACTCTTCCCTTAATGGATAGTGTTTTTATTATAACATAATTAGCAGCTCTTGACAAGGTAACAGAGTGACAGTAGAATAACTCTGTAAGGGTTCAGGAGATACTTTAGCTAGATTTATTATCATTAGATTTATATAGTTTTTCTAGAAATATTCTAGCATCAGATATAGAAGATAAAAAACCCATATTTGGATTTAAATCTGTTTCATTAGAGACTCTATTTTTATCTCTTAAAAATTTATTATAACATGTTATCATTTGTTTATCATTCACTTCAGTCATTGTCATTACATTTTGCATGTTCATAACTAAAACGGGGTCGTCACTCATCTTAAGCCAAGGATGAATTTTAAGTGCTTGTACCCCTGCTTGACGTATAGTAATCATTTCAAATATAACTGGCGATTCTAATATAAGAAGCGTCTTATCTTCTTCTTCGCATGGGCAAACTTTAGCGAATATCTCTTCCCCAGAAACTAATTTTAATACTGCATGAAATTCTTCTTTATCCATTTTCCTTTAAACTAACTTGTATTATCTCATAGTTAAATTTTTCTTCGTTGTAGATTTTGATTCTTTCTATTAAATGATTTAATGTATAATTTTTTCTGTGCTGATAACTAATGTCATCAGCAATATCGTACAGAACTGCTTTTAATTTTCCGTCACCTTTCCTGAGAACCCTTCCAATTGATTGGAGATTACGGACTCTGGACTTGGAGGGACTGGAGAAGATGACGTTGTGCAGCCGCTTAATGTTGATCCCAGTACTAAAAGTGCCATAACTGGCAACAATAATTGCATCTTTTTCATTTTCAGTAATTTCTCTAATTCGTTCTCTTTCTTCAGCTTCCACACCACCGTGGACATAAAAAACCTTTCGAGAACCTTTTACAGAACTATTTATAGATTCGTACAATATTTCACCATGTGTAGCAACCCTACTGAATAGTACAAGACTGTTACCTTTCAAATCTAATACTAGGTTTTTAATAAAGTTATTTCTTTTTGGATGTCCTATAATGTATTGCAATTCATCCTCATAGGTCTCAAATTTTTGTGCCTCGTGCTTCATAAGAAGAACACGAATTTGTAATTTAGAAAGATGACCTTTATCAATTAATTCTTTTGTTTGCGTTACCTTGTATGATGGTCCAAATAATCCTTCTAAGACCCACTTGTGCGTCTGTGAACCGTCTAAAGTACCAGTAAACCCATATCTATATTTTGCACTATCCATCTTCGTCATAATGCTTACAAGAGATTTTGACTTAAACAGATGAGCCTCATCTCCAATCGCAACATCAAAATCTTTAAAGAATGGTCTTTTTAATTTGTAGATAGATTGCCAAGTAGTAATAGTAACTGGATATTCATTTGTCTTCTCCTTTCCAGAATATATTCTATGACAATAATCATCTGCATTCCAACCATAGTCTTCAAAATCTTTGAACATTTGTTCTACTAGAGATGTAGTAGGAACAACTAATAATACTTTCTTTTTAGTCTCTACAAAATATCTTACTACAGCATATATCATCAAAGACTTACCTGATGCAGTAGGAGATACAAGAAGTTTACGATTATATTTTAGTGCATCATATACAGCATCTACCTGATATTTTCTTGGTTTGTGTCTTGAGATACGAGTCATATATTCTTTGACTCCTTCTCGACTTATTATTGCATTCTCTTCAAAGGGAGTACCATAATGTTTATTATCCTCAAACTCTAAACTATACTCTGACTTTCTTGCCCAGTTAACAATCTTATCTACCAACCCAACATATACTTCTCCAGTAGCAGGAGAGAATAAACGAATCTTACCATCCCAGTACTTACTACGGTACTGAGGCATGAACTTAGCACCAGGAACATCAAATGTAAATAAATCTGATAATTCCTGACTGATATGTGGTTCTGTTTTTACAGTCACATATACTTCATTCTTTTTTCGTATAGTAATGTCAGTCACTGTATCCTCTAATAAATTTCTGCCACTCAATCGCATTCTTAACTTGGAATGTACGATTGTTTATATTTTTCAGGATGCTATCCAAATAACTGATCATTACTTGGTAGTAATCAACTTTGGATAGTATTTTTATCAGATCTTCGTCTGAGTCCATATATTTATCTACATCTGCTCTCAAAACCTTATGATCAAAAGGTTTCTCTACGTAGACTTGAGGATCTGCCTTACCAGTATAGTATTGCCATTTCTCTTTCTTAAGTACTTTGAATCTATTCTCCTCTGCTTTCTTTAGGAGAAGTATTCGATTTAAGATTCTATAATATTTTGCATGTAGTGCTGGAATATTGGTAGACTCAGTATGTAGGTTATCTGGGTCTAACTTTGAATCCTCACTCCATAACGACTGAATTTCATCAAGATTCATAAATTAAGTAACCACTTCTATATCATATATAGAATACTTAAAGATGACCTCGGCCGTAACATAATCTATATCTGTCATTGTTGCATCAAACTCTACAGGAGAAAGACTAACAGGAAAAACACCCTTGAAATGTACTTTCATATTCACATTAAATGAACTATTATATACCAAAAGTGTACCGTCAGAATATTCATTATATGGACTTTTCGAATTAGGACTTGGGAAATATAAATCCTCTCTCTTTAATTGAGCAAATTCTCCAACATTTTCTGGATATCCAAGACCTCTCATCCACTTATGAACTTCAAGATAATTCTCCATATTCTCATCAATAATAAATCTTAAATTAAAATCACCATAAGTTAATTTATCACCAGGAACTGGAAGATCTTTTAAGTATGTTGGTTGTACTGCAAATCCCAAATCAATACCAGGAATGTTTGCTTGATTAGCAAAGAAATCTGCTTTTGGTATTTTAGCTATAGAAAACTTAAACCCTACAGGAGATAAGAAATTTCTATTAGATATTTGATTTGCCCAAAGTTTTGCCATTAGTTCAACAGGTCTCCATTTAGTTATTTAGATAAAAAAAGAGACCCCCGAAGGAGTCTCTTGAATAAAGGATATATTTCCTTTCTTCTTACATGAGGTTTGTGACCTTAACACGTCTGTAGTATGTGTTAGAGTTCGCCTTAATACGGCCGTAACCAGCAGTACCACCTTCAGCAAATGGGTTTGCAACAACGCCGTAGCGAGTCTTAAATCCAATTTTTGGTTGGAAGGTGTTCTCTCCAACTGCACGTACCATCTGTAGTGGAACGTAAGGGCAGTAGAACAGTCCAGCGTCATAAGGTGAAGAACCCTTATATCCAGCAACGTAGTACTGATTAGCAGATACGTTAGCAGAATAAGGATCGATGTATACACGATACTTACCTTGAAGTACACCAGCAAATGTATTGCCTGTGTCATCTACATTCAAGTTAGCATTAAGTGCAGGAGTGTAATCAAGTACACCAGCCATTGTTAGTGCAGAAGCAACGTCAGCAGAACAAAGGATCATGTTGCCCTTTCCTCTACGAGTTTCCTGTGCGATTGCGTTGGCATCTCTTTCAATCTGGAACAGAAGTCCTTTGAACTTCTCAACAGACCAACGACCATTACTGTCAACGTCTAAGTCGAAAGTACCAGCAGTTGCTGTGTTTGCCTGAGCACCTGTCTTAGCAATCTTGTAGATTGTTCTGATGATTTCACGGTTAATTTCAGCAAGGATCTCTGTTGAGAGAATGTTTGCCAATTCCGCTTCAGCATTCAGACCGTGGATTGCCTTAAGGTCTTGAGCAAGTTCCAAACTGTACTCAGCTTTGAGTGCTCTGGACTTCGCAGTCACAGTAACTTTCTCAATACTGAATGCCATCTGGTTGAAGTGATTGCCATCGGCATCTCCAAGAGCCTCAGCATCACCTGTATTCATTGCCTGACCAACGTTATATGCAGCTTGAGTAGCAGCAGAACTTGGGTTCAAGGCACCTGGGTTTGAACCTGCCTGAGGTCCAGTAGTACCGAAACCAACAGCAACGCCGTCAGAAGTTTCTCCAGTGTAAAGACCCTGAGTAAGGTTGTCTCCACTATCCTGTCCAGAGAAGCTTGAATCAACTTCATCGTAGAAGGTCTCTGTTCCTGTCTGACTATCTCTGCGTGAACGCATTGCGAAGATAAGTCCAGTAGGTCCGTTCATTGGTTGAACACCAGCAAGGTCATAA